CACCAAAAACTGAAATCCTTGAAATCTGTTTCACACATTTCAGTTGGCGATCGGACGCTAAAGCCCCAGCGCTGGCGCGGTCTGGCGGGGTGTTTTGTATCCCCGGAAAAACTGAAATCATTTTCAACACGAAAACCGCAGGCGGGTGCGGTGTAGCGCCGTTTTCGTCACTTCCTCCGTTATTTCGTCAGTGTCAGGATTCGCAGGCGCACGCCTGCGCCGCTTCTATGCATACGGGTATGAGTTTGCTAATGCTGGGTGCTGCGCCGCTCTCACGGCGTTCTGTGACGTTTGAAAGGGGTACAAAAAAACCCGCTTCGGTGAGCGGGTGGGATGGTGGGTTACTTGCCGATTACGGGGGAGTACTTACCGTTCAGTGTGTCTGCTTTCGTGCCGGTGCTGCGAATGTCGCCGGCGTTCGTCGGCGTGCCGGTATTGCTGTGCGTGTGGCTGGCCGTCAGTTCTGCCAGCTGCTTGACCACATCGAGCGTATCCAGCATCAGTTGCGCCACGTTAATAGTGCCGGAACCTATCCACACCACTGGCGCGATAATCTGCTGCTGTACGGCCGCAACGCTTTTTCGAATCTGGCCAATCTGCTCCGTCAGGTTCTTGCCGATCGTAACGGTGGCATCTTCGGCCACGGCAATTTCATCACTGCCGCCGACCGTGGCCAGCCGGCTCCCCTGTATCGCCTGGCTAAATTTGCCTGTGCTGACCTGCTGAATGGCCCCGGCCATCAGCATGGACGTGCCGATAACGCTGGTTTTATCCGTGGCCTTAATGGTCGTTTCCCTGCTTACCAGCTCCCGGCTTTCGGTGTCTGCCTTAACCGTTCTGGCCATCGATGTTTCGCTGATCGTCTGGTCGGTCTGTCGCACCCAGTCGCCGGCCTGTGTAACACGCTGGGAGACTTCCGCCCGCTGCTGCTGGAGCTGTTCGCCGGGTTTAATATCCGGCAGGCTGGTACCATCCGGCACGGTCTGGCGGATAAATGGCTTGTCCGGCCGGCCGTCAGTAAAGGCGACTTCGACCAGCGTCCCTTCCGGCGGGAACTGGTACATGCCGGAATCATTACCGGCCATCGGTACCGGGAGTGGAACGGCAGAATAAACGGGCGTTTGCGCGTCGGGCTTTCCGTCTGCGTCAAGCAACTGCACGTCAACGGCATAGCGTGGACGGAATGGATCCGAAAAGTTGCCGCTCTTTACGGCTTCTGTCGGCGCAATGACCCTGGCGAACTTCGGCAGGTGCAGCCCTGACGCCAGTTCAGGGAAATGGCTTTCAACCTGTCGCTGTAACGGTGATTTCTGCGATGGTTTGCCGGTAGCGCGGTTACGCGGTGTCCAGGTAACGGCCATCGTATCGTTAGTCAGGTGTACCTTTGTGACGCGCTCACCATTCATCTCAACACCCGGCCGCAGGCTCTGGACAACGGGTAATGTCATGGTATTACCGCCAGCAGCCCCCTGGCTGAACCCGGCCGGGATATCTACCGGCTTGCCGGCAAAGAGTGACTTTTCCGCGCCGCCCACATACAGCCCGCCATCCGGTAGCTGGTACCAGATGTAATCCGTAATGCCAAAGGCTTTACCCAGATTATTCAGCAGCTGATACCCGCTGCCGCTGTGGGTAAAGTGGGGGATAGGTTTATCGGCGTAGTCTGCATCAGGTACCATTACCGTAATGCCGCTGTTCTCTTCCAGCCAGCCCGCCACACTGCGCAGCGTAGGGTGCTGAAGTGAGCAAGGCCACTGGCGTTCAAACACACCGACCAGCTCACGAACAAAAAGCCGCTGAAAACCGTTATCAGCCGGCTGCGACCGTTCAACATACCCGGTAAACCAGCGCAAAAGCAGGTCTGTATAGCCCACATTAAGACGCACCAGCTTGCCGGTATAATCCTGGTCAGTTTCGGCCGTAATAAATCCCCGGCCGCAGCTGTTCAGCTCCAGCACCAGACTGGCATCTGCGAGATGTACCTCATCGGTGGACAGGTACAGACGTTTTATCGGTTTCATCCTTACCCCAGCGCATCGTTGACGGGCTTCAGGACTTTGCGCTCAAACCACGTCATTTTCTCATCATCTTCGTCAGCAGACTGGCCAGCGCTTCCGCCCGCGCCTCCCTGCTTTTTCGCCGTCGTTTTACTGCTCGCCCTTGCCTCTTTTTTCTCCTGGACGCTGATATGCTCGGTCAGCGTAAATGTCACCAGCCAGGACATTTTCCCGTCCTGCTGCGGGGCATCCAGCGTGCCGGTGAAGGTGGCTTCACGAAAATTAACCGCCCGCGCCTGCTCATGCGCCACGCGGTATTTCTGGCGCTTTCCGCTGGCATCGGTGGCGCTGGCCAGCTCAAAGATGCGTCGCAAAATAGCCTTATCTTTAAAGGGAACCTCACCGGATACACGCAGTTCCTTTCCCTTCGCCCCCTGTTCGGATTTGGTCGTAGCGCTGGTCTGGCCGGACTGGTCTTTATCCTGAAACTGCTGCGTGATGGTTACGCGCATGTTTTTCAGCTGGATCGCTTCTCCGTTAAGCGCCAGCGTCGGGTTCGAGGTCATGTATCATTCCTTTTATGCCGTCGAGATTATCGCCGGTCAGCATCATCGCCGCAGCGTAAACCGCAGATTGCAGCGGGATGCCCTTGACCAGCTCCAGCAACGTGGTAGCCAAATCACCACTTCCGGTAAACACCCATGCTCTGGCGCTTTTTCCCTGCAACTCCTCAAGACTCCCGGTGATTTCTCCCAGCAGGCTATCGCGCAGCCGGCTAAAGTCATCCAGCTGCTGCTTCAGCGCGCTGATATCCACCGCTGCAGCGGCTTCCTCCTGGGCTTTTTGTACTGCCGCTGCTGCCAGTGCCGCCCTGCTGGTCGGAATTGACAGCGGAAGTGCATCAGCCAGACCAGCGGTATACTTCGCGGGGATCTGCATCTTCTCTATGGCCAGTTCAGCGGTGGATTGCGCCAGGCGCTTTACCTGCGTAAAAGCCGGCGACGGAAAAACGTCTACCAGCTGGTTGAGGCTGCTCATAAAGCTGTCATGCGTCTGGCCAGCAACCATCATAATCACCACCTCCGCATTACCGCCCGTCCCGGCCAGCTTTTCAGCCAGGTATGAAATCGCATTGACGGGGCTGAGATATGCCCCGTTCTCTGTCTGCTGTCCCAGACCATAAACCCAGGGGTGCGCGGGAATGATGGAACAGCTCACAGACGCAATGGCATCAGTAAATGCGATTTTTGCCTCACGCCACATTATTCTGGTGCCTCCGGAAAACTAACGGGCAATGCGGAAATGTCAACTGCCTCCAACTCGTCGATGAAATCAAGCCACGCGTTGTATTGTGTTTTTTCATCATCACTCAGCCGCCCTAAATTTAGTTTGCCAGGCCACTGCTTACTGTTTATGTACTCATTCGCCCGTCCAATTCTGCGCAGCCTTTCAGCCTCTGCCTCTGATACCTCGTGGGCATGCTTCGCCGCCTCGTCCGTAACCCACTTTTTTCCGTCCCACACATCGAACGATGTTACCGGTGCCAGCAAGGTCAGCCCATCAGGCAGGTCGCCTATTTCGGAAATGGTGACGGATTGCCCTGACTCCTTACTGTAAGCGGCCTGACCACGCAGATCTGCAACAATCTCCCAACCCGCTCCATCATCGGTGCGGCGAACCGCTTTTGAGTCAGATTTCGGCAGAGCTGGTGCATCACTGTAGGCACCGAGAGGAAGCCCAACCCCCTCTACCATGTATTCCTGGCTAGCACCGATAAACTCCCTCGTGAAGGGGTCAGCCTGATAAATAGTCAGCCAACCCGGAGACGTTGCCAGACCATCTTTACCAAGGATTGCCGTTGCGGTTTTGAGTGAATATTTTGTCATTATGCTGCTCTCACAATGTAATTAAATGCCACGTTGGTAGGTCGGGTTTCGCGCTGTGCCTGAGACTCAGCCATAATCTGGTAGGTACCATTATTGTCTGTACCAGTTGTCATGTAATAGCCTGTTTTGACTATTGCCCGGTTGTTCCACGTTGTATTCCCATACGTACTGCCTGCGGATGAGTATGGCGACTGCCCGACCTGATCGCTCAAAATTGCACGACTGGGGTCAAGGCCACGACCGTTATCCAGACCACGAATGAACTGACCGCGCAAATCAGGAAGGCGACCAGAAGGGTAGGCGGCACCCAAAGCCGGGTATGTACCTTTATTGAAGGCCGCACCATTGCAGATTAACCAGCCTGCAGGTGGTGTTGCAGTCGGCCACGGCATGGGAATGCCTGTAGGCAGACTGACTTTCTGTAGATATCGGGCATCGAAATTGGCAAAACTTCCCGGAATCAACTGCCCTGGCGCGGAAAAGTTTCCGTTGGTATCCCACTTAAAATTAAGGTCAGCGCCTGCACTTCCTTTGAAATGCAGGTGCCATGAAAGCTCACCGTTGTTGACCAGAGTCCCCATCGAAAAGGCATAAGAGTTTTTGCCGGTAATAGTCGCAAGCTGTTTAATTACAGGGTGGTATTCACTTGCGCCGGATGTCGAATACGAGCTGAAAAATGGCGCTTTCGTTGAATACTGGTTAGCCCAGCTAAGTGCACCGCTATAACCCGCTGTAATTTCCTTTGAGGCATAGATTGTATTTCCGACTGTAAGCGGCGTTTCCGACTGTAACGCTCCCGTTTCAAGGCTTATGCGTAAGGGGCGAAGCGCGTTATACGATCCGTATGCGTCCCCCTTATTGGTTAACATGAGGTAAAGGTTGGCGCCATCATTCCGCCAGAATGTACCGTAACTACCGTAGGCAATACGGAAGCTGTTTGCACTGGTACTCTGGACTTCTGCCCCAACCTTGAGCGTTCCGCTCATGGTGTCGCCGCCTTTATTCACTGCACCAATATCAGCCGAAGACGGTTTATTTGCCGTGTCATATTGCCTGGCCCAGACAGTCCATGCTCCCGTGGAATACTGACTGCGAGTGTAGGTACGCGAACTGTTGTAAACCCGATAAACCTGCGTGACACCGGCATTTCTATAAACCAGTAGCGTCCCGGCGTTAGTTTCTGGGTAGTTCCTTGCAGCTGAGGTATTGGAGTTCAGCGGCTGGTAATAAATCCCCGGCGTTTTAAGCGCATCCAAATCCTCTGTTGACAGCCCGATAGCCTGGGTATCGAAAATATCCTGAGAAGTAACGCTGGTATCGTCCGTCAGTGCATGACCATTTATTTTACGCCCTGACGGTACACGCCCATTAGCATTGTCGTTAGCAGCCTTAACCGCTTTAGGCGTTGCCGCCAGCGTTTCACTGTCGCTGTTCGTCGCGCTACTGAGTTGCACAAACCCTTTCGCGCCAGTCGTTGCATCCGGATGATTACGCGACTGTTCATGTTTTTTCAGCGCATCGCTTGCAGTCTGATCGTCAAGCGAACCTTTCGGGCGAAGGTCGGTAATATTCCCGTTAGCGTCAATGCTCGCCAGCGCAAACACGTAATGCTGTACGCCATTCTGTACATAATCCGCCAGGTTCGCGGCAACCGTAACCTTGCTCTGCACCGCCCAGACGCTGACAAGCGAACCTGTCCAGCACACGTCAAGCCAGACTTTGACCGGCTTTGTGGTGACGGTGATATTTTGATTAGCTGTCAGTCCGGCACGCAGGCCGGCCACATATCCCGCGCCTTTGGTCACAAAAAACTGATTGCCGGTTTTGCCGACCAGCCAGCCATCGTCAAAAAACGCCGCGGCACCGTAAATATCAATATTTTCCTGGCGCTGGCGTTCATCCATGCCCGCCATACGGGCGGTAAAGTCAATCTGCCAGGTCTCTGCCGGCGTGTTAATGGCCGTTTCGGTCTGTGCGCCGGTGAATTCCATCAGGAAAGAACGGGTCAGGACGTTGCCCTGCTGGCCATCTTTCGTTTTTAGCTTCTGCTGTTCAGGTGCATGGACAATCATCGCCAGCGTGCCGCTGGCCTTGTTCATCAGCCCGATCCAGTTAAACGAGAAGTCCCCCACATCTGCGCCCAGCACCGCCGAATGCACCACTGAATTTTCATTCACGACCCCCTTACGGGCGACGGGTGCGCGGTAAACAATCTGCGCGGCCGGTGGCAACGCTTCGCTGCGATCGACGGGCAAAGCCGGGTCTAGCCCCGGAACCAGCGCAAAAACGAACTCATCGAGCAGGACAGGCTCACCCGTCGCAGCCTGCTGCGCTTTCCACTGCTCAAATACCAGCGTGATAGCGGTCTGTGACATAAAACTACTCTCCCTGTAAGCGTGCGCTGAATGTCGCGCTGCTGGTTTCCGTGCCGGCAATCCTCGCCGGATAAACTACATATTCACCCTGATCCCATCCTGCCCGGATGGCTAAGGTTTCAGAGGTGATCACCTCAAACTGGTAACGCCGGCACGTTCGGCCGTACTGGCGGATAATCTGGATCATCAGTTGCGTGTTATCGGAGATCTGGCTGTCGGTAACGCGAACCAGTATCACATCCCAGTCAATCCCCGGCTGACGCTCCAGCAACTCCACATAGCCGATCCCCAGTCGGTCAAAGATATTGATAAACCCCTGAACGGAGCCGGCATCGGCCGCATTCACAAAGGCGTAAGCAACGCGCCGGCGAAACAGCTTCAGCGGTTCACCGTTAAACCGGCTGATATCCCTGTCCCATGCGATGAGACCCAGTATCGTTTCGTTGCAGGTCAGCGGGTCAAACTGGCGCAGCGGCCACGTTATCCAGCTGTAAACCTCCGCCCAGAAGATCTGTGCCGCTTTCAGGAGCTTTTGCGGCTCCCCCTGGTTCATCCATGACGGCAGCACCATGCTGGCCAGCTTCTTAAGAAAATCATTCATTCTGTAAATCCACCTTCAGAGAGTTCAGGCGCGGTACGCTGAGTTCACTGGTGATATCTTTCAGCGAAAATTCCAGCGAATCCGTATCCGGGAACGTTTTGTGGATCTCCCGCCCCAGTTGCGAGAAGGAAAAGCGTGCGTATGGCCACGTCTTCTTCACGTCATAATCGGTATTCTCCCGGAAAGCGCAGCGGATAAGGTTTTCAATGCCCTTTCTGAGGTTGTCCTGCTGCTCCTGCTCCAGGTTGCTCAGGTTTTTAACCCAGACCGTGGCGACCAGTTCGTGACGGGTCTCCGGCATGGCAAAACACTGCATATCATCGCCGTGGCCATGATGCCCCTGCGTGTTGATATAGTCGTTCACGGCCTCAATGAACGGGTCTGACGCCACGCCGCTGTCCAGCAACAGATACGCATTTGCGGTACCGGGTCCGCGTGGCGCATCATGCTCAAAGAAGATCCGGTCAATGCTCAGCCCCGCAACGCCGGCAATCATCGAACGATATACCGCGTCGGTATGGTAATTTCCGACCAGATTGAACTGATTACGGCAGCGTTCGCGCAGCTCGTCGTCGCTCTCCTCGTCCGCTCCCGGTACCGTCAGCCAGTTTTCTTCACTGGCGACGTGGCTGATACCGTCCACGGCCACGGGCAGAATGCGGTAATAGCCCGGCGCAAGGTTGTACGCTCCGCCCGTTCCCGTCGCCTTTACTGCAAGCAGCGCGTTAGCCGTACCGGAGGGGATCGTGACATCTGCGACGGTGGAGACGGCATACACCTTCCCGTTAATACGCTCGGTCTGTATCACCGTGCCGGCCTTGACCATCACCGCCTGTTTTACATCATCCTTGAAAAAGCGGATCACACCTTCGGCCGCGCTGGCCGGTTTTGGCGTGACGTTCACCGCCCAGGCAAGCAGGCGCAGCATCTGACCGGTAGCTGTAGCCACGAACATACCGGGCATCACCACCGCAACCAGCGCATCTTTCAGCCACATCACCGGCGCGGTAACAATCGCGGTAATGAGCCGCCAGAACGGCGACATACGGGACGTGTTGGTAATCAGCCCTTCATCGACCACAACGGCATCGAAGCGGGTACGCACCTCATCTTCCGTGGTCGGCATCCCGCTTGCTTTCACCACCTCTTCAAAATCGACCTGTGGCTTTTCCGTCATAGGTTCACCTGATAAGTAATGCTGCCAAAATCATAAGTACCGGCAGTGACCCACAGCCGTTTCGCGCTTTCCTCGCTAATTTCCACCGTTCCCGGCACGATGCGATCGTCACTTTCAACCAGCAGTTCCAGCTGGGTAAAAATATCTGCGCGTAAGGTCGGGCTGCGTTCGGCTATTAACTGTGTGGCCAGTCCGCTTTCGATAATCGAATGCACAACATCCTGACCGATACTTTTGCGGTTATTGCACAGTTCTGGCTCACTGCCTGTATTTAGTACAAAGTTTCGCCCCTCAATAAGCAGGTCGATATAAAGAACATCACTCATTAATTAAGCTCCTGCCATTCCATTAGCTGAGCCGGTGAGAGTGCTTCTTTGGTATGGAAATGCACCTCACCAATCGTCTTGCTGTTGTCCGTTACGGCTTTTGAATTTTTACTGATAGTGCTGCTGATTCCGCCCCGGTCGACGCCTTTTAGTTGTCCCCCGGTTGAAAGCGTATTGGCTGTCAGCGACTGCTGAATATTGCCGGCGTAATTATTCTGCATAACGGGCGGCATCACTCCGCCCGCAACTTCAGGATTTACGGGATTAACAACAGGAGACAGCTTGATATCCACGCCGGGGATTTTGTTCAGCTTACCGACAATCCAGTTCCAGGACTTCAGGAACCCGCCTTTGATGGTCTGCCAGATATTGTCAAACAGCGACACAATGCCGCTGGCCATGCCGCTTAATGCCTTTGACGGAGAAAAGCCGGTGAGCAGCGCAATGAAGCCGTTCCAGCCGGCAACGATCGAATCCCAGGCGGAGCTGAACACACCCGCCAGCCACTTCACCACATCTGCCGCAACCTTAAAGGCGGCGCTGTCCATGACGGCGGCTTTAATGGCATCCCAGTGCTTAACCAGCAGGTAACAGCCCACGACCAGCGCCGCAATCGCTGCAATGACCAGCAGCACCGGCCAGCTCATCAGGTTGATACTGATACCGGCCAGCATCGCGGCCATACGCACCGCCAGCAGCACACCGCGCAGGGTTTTAAGGACGACATTCCAGGCTAAAACGGCTTTCTGCGCCAGCCAGACGGCCGCGCTGTAAATTTTGGTGACAGATGACAGTAACTTCCAGATCCCGATCCAGCCCATCATGATGAACTTAGAAACACCCACCACAATATTGGTTGCAGCCCCCACGGCAGCAAAGCCCAGCAGTGCCAGCGTGGCATACCCGATAACGCGCGCGATATTGGGGAACATCTGCATCCAGCGGGCAAAGGTCTGCCCCATATCGGCCAGGCGGTTCAGCACCGGATACAGAACGGGGATCAACGTCAGGCCAATCACCGTCTGAATGGCTTTCAGGATTTGCACAAAGCGATCCCACGGCTTCACCATTTTTGCCGCCATTTCCTGCGTGCGCCTCAGCCCGTCAGATCCGCCCAGCTCTGTGATGTTGCGTTGCAGTAACGCTACATTGCCATACAGCTGTTTTACCACCGCTGAACTGTCACCAAAGGCCGCATCCAGCTCCGCCTGCGCTTTCAGGTTGCCATCCAGGCTTTTACCGTACTTGTTCTGTAGCTTCGTCAGCATGTCAGGCATAGACAGCATTTTGCCGTTCACATCGGTAAACGACAGCCCGAGCTTTTTGGCGCCATCAATCGCGCCGGTCATAAAGCCCTCGTAGGCGCTGCTGGCCTCTGTTCCCAGTGTGCGTTGCAGTTGCCCCAGCACCGCCAGCTGTTCGTCCATCCCGACGCCGTAGTTTGTCCCGACGCCGCGCGCACCTTCCATCAGGTCTTTGATGGTTCCCATCTCGGTACCGAAGGTTTTGCGCATGTACACCATCTTGCCCGCCAGCTGCTCGGCAAACGGGACTTTACCCAGCCTGGCCGCATCAGCGGAAAAGTTGCCGAACATCTGCCCCATGAACTCAGATGTTTCGGCAGCAGTGGATTTCATGGCAAACGCCAGCGTATTGGCGACTTTTGTCACTTTCGGCAACTCGGTAGTGCTCAGGCCGGCGATTGAGGCGTTAATGTCTTCCGTTGACTTCACAAACTCCACTGCACTGGCACCGTAGGTCATGCTGAAGCGCAGCGCATCACGCTGCACGGTTTTCAGCGAAGTATCATCAATCCCTTTTGCGGCGGCATCGTTCAGCGCGTCATACATCTCAATCGCCGGCGACAATGCCCCCTGAATGGCCTGAGCTACGCCCCACATGGCCAGAGAGCCGGCACCAATCTGCTTAAAGGCATTTTTTGATTTTTCCGCAAAGCCGGATACGCTGGCCTGCGCCTGTTTTAACGGGCGGGTCAGTTTATCAATCAGGCTTAATGTAAAATCTAATTGTCTCATTCCGTGCCTTTAAATGCCGTGCTAATTCCGTTAGCCACCGCAACGCGCATATTCTCCCAGTGGCGATTATCCAGCCATATGGCAGCGGAAATATCATCCACGGTATCTTCCCCATGCGGGAGATAATAACGGCGCAATATCAGGTATTGTTCGAGTCCATTCCCTTCAATGGTCTGGACTCGTCTTGTTAGTTTTTTACTTCAATTTCCAGCTCTGGCGCATAAATCTCGTTAACCTTACCCGCGAGCTGAAGCGCAGCACCGGGACGTTTTAAAATATCGGCCAGCACTTCTTTGCTTTCCGCAGCCACAATACGCGTCAGATAACTGTGCGCCGGCACGACTTTATTATCCATCGCCATTTCATTAATGAATTTGTTATAAGCCGTCTGGTTAGGTTCAAAGGTAATATCCTGACCACAAACAGTAAGATTAATCTTTTCCATAAATAACGCTCTCTCTTAAATTAATTTCATCAACAAGCTGGTTATGTCGGGCAGCACACTGCCCGTATAAATCCAGATAAAGGGTTAATAACTCAGCTGCATCCCGCCCTGTCGTCCCGGCCAGACGCGGCAGCTGCGTGGTACATTTAGTCTTCAGGTTTTCCTGATAGCGCACGCTCGGTGCCGGCTGCGGCTTCGTTGTACATGCTGACAAAATCATCAGACAGGCAGCGATTGGTAAAGACCGGCTTGACCACTTCGGTACGAATTTCACGCGGCTGTGCCTCCTTCAGCGCTTCCAGCTTTGTTTCCAGCTGGCGACCGGATGCGCTGGCGATACCTGCCAGCTCTTTGCCCGTGGCGGCAGCAGTATTCCGGATGGTCAGGTCAACACTGTCCCGCTGCCATCCTGCCACTGTCCAGCCACCGGCGAACGCCAGCGCCGACAGCATCAGTATTCCGGCCACCGTCCTGTCCATCAGCGAACCCCGTTGTGTTCCAGGCTGAAGTGATTGCCGTCCGGACGGGATTTGAAGCGCCCGCCCCACGTACCGCCAAGCGTCTCCCAGTACTCGCCCAGCGGCAGGTATGCCGCGCTGTCGGTCTGGTACTGGCCATTGATAAACAGATTGAAGTCCACAGCCAGACGCTGGGTATGCAGGCTGTTGGTGATACCGCTGCCTTTTTTCGCATTCAGCGCGGCCTGCTCCGGCGTGCGGTACGCTTCACCAAACGTCAGGCGGTAGCCGTGTTCTTCCGCCCACTGGATCAGATTTGCCACCATTACGGTGAAAAGCTGCTGTTTTTCGCTCAGAGTCATTTCCCTGCCCCCTTACTCAGAAAACCTCCGATCCCTTTTTTACGCAGCCAGGCTTCCACGCCGTTAAGACCCAGAATCCCCAGCCCGGAACCAATGCCGACCAGTGCAAGTGGATGAATGTCCGGTACCACATACAGCGCCACGCCGGCCAGCAGTGACAGCGCACTGCCGACAATCAGACGACCGGCCAGTAAACGGACGGTGATGGGTTCACCGCTGTTCAGCAGCTTTCCCAGCGCAATAAACGCCCCCATGACAATTAACGCAATAAATCCCTTTTCGTATTCCTGCATCCCTGCCTCTTATCCAATCAGGTTTTCCGTGGCTTCCGCTTCCAGATACGGAATGCCGTCAATATTGATAAATTTGGGGCTGGTCACGAGAAACTTAATTTTTCGCGTAGACAGCGCTCCGCCTTTGGGATCGAGATCCAGAAGGTTATTCAGCAGCAGCTTGCAGCCGAACGCCTCCACTTTGGTTTCTTCGTTGCCGGCTTTGGCATAGAAAAGAAAATCCAGCTCAGGAATGCCGCGCCACGAACCGGCAGACTGCGCGCGCGCCTTAAGCGATTTAAGCGCCTTGGTGGCCAGCTCCAGCTCACCTTCGGCGGACACGTCGCCATCCACCCAGCCATCCGGCACGCCGCGCGTCTGCGCTGCTGCGGTGTTGTCGGTGATATCGAGCGAAATTTTCTCCGCATGTACCAGCTCGCCATCCATATAGAAGTCGAAGGACATGCCCGAAATGCGTCTGGTCATGAGTTTGTCTCCAGGCTGGCATCCAGCAGCAGGCTGATCGTGATTTGCAGCGGTACCTCATACGTACGCACCACAATGTAAATATCGACGGCCTTTTTGGTCTTCCAGACGATCGAGATATCGCCATCCTGCGGCGGCTTCACTTCGCCCGGGAAAGACACGCCGTTAATGTTTGCGGCCGTGGACATTTCGCGCAGCGGACGAGCAAACAGCGTCTGGTGTGCGGCAATACTGCCCGGCGTGCTGTTAAGCGCACGGTCGGCAATTTTGCCGATAGCCAACAAACGCACGCGACGCGCGGCTTTATCCACAATACGCAGCGTTTCGATGGACTGATAATCGCCGCCCTCAACGTCCAGTGTACGGCCGTCAGACCAGTAGTAGCCGTCATAGTCCGGATACCACATCGGCACGCTGTAGCGCTGCGCTTCCAGCGCCTGAAGCGTGGCCAGCTCCAGCACCGCACCGGTACCGTCTTTCGGCTGCTCATCGCTCCCCATGCTCAGCAGCGCCCCGGTCTTCACCCGCGCGGGGCTGTCGGCAATGGTGACGGCACGATTGCACAGTCGCCCGGCAAGCACGCCCGGCTCGTTACCCCAGAGGCGGGGAACCAACTGTACAGATTTCTCGGCAATGCCATCCTGAAGCGTGGACAGGCGGGTCAGATAGTCGGCCTGAGACTCCTCATCCTGCATCCCCTGCACCGCAAGAATGAACCAGACCCAGCGGCCATATTTCGCCGTCAGTTCCGATCGAAGCGTTGCCGCCTGGTTAATGGTCGCTTTTGCGGTAACATCATCCGACAGCACCACCCCTTCAACGGAACAGGATACCTGTGCCGCTTTAACCGCCTCCACCCAGGCATCTGGCTCGCTATCGGCGGCCAGCACATGAACGAATCCCCACCAGTTCTGGCCAGCGTTCGCCTGCGCTGCTTTCACGTCTTTTTTTAACTGGCTGTCACCGTCACCCAGCAGCGCATCAAAATCGCTCTGTGCGTTGACGGCCAGCGTCTTCCCTACATTTGTTGTACCGGTACCGATAAACAGCAGCGTGCGCTCCACCTCATTGGTTTCGCCCAGCAGCTGGTTTACCTGATTCACGGTTACGTTTGGCCAGGTCATGCTCTCCCCCTGATATCCTGCGCGTTAACATCCAGACCGAACCCGATAGCCTGAAGCTGCCGCGCCAGCGCTTTGTTAAAATCGTCCTGACCAATCCCCAGAAACGCCCTGGCAGGTAAATCAATCTGCCAGGAGGTTTTGACCGGCTTATCCTCCAGTGTCCGGATAAGCAGACCAGCCTGACGGGCGGTCATTTTTTCCTGTATTTCCTTATAGCCGGGTTTACGCCAGCGCTTACCACGCCTGACTTTGTACCCGGCTTTGCGCAGGCGCTTCGCCTGTCGCAGTGAGGCAGGTTTATCCCCCTGCTCACGGACTGCCACCTGCTTACGGTTGACGGTGACGCTCATCCCGTTTTGCTGGACATACCCCACGACGCCGGCAGAGAGTTTCCCCTTAGCGTTGCGATAATGACCGCCGGCAAGATACAGCCTGACGGACTCGGTTTCCGGCATCTCCCGGATGCGGATAAGTTTTGGCATGTTGCGCAGCATCTTGCCCTTACGCCGCGTCTGCCTTGCCGCCCACTTATCCCCTTCCGGTGACTGCTGGTTACGCACATTTCGCTTAGCCGCCGCCTCCACGCCGTATTTGGCCATTCGCCACAGCAGACGGCGGCGCTTCGGTGGCGGTAATTCCAGACTGGCCAGTGCCGTCTGAAGCTGCCGGAACTGCTCCTGATTCAGCTCTCCCTGAATCATTTTTGCCCCTCAGTAAGCGGGATAATGGCCATTTCCTCCGCCGTCCAGACCTCCGGGTCGTCAAGTCTCCAGCGCTGGCCATCGAAGGGGATCTCCCCTTTGGGATCGGGAACCATGTTGAGTTCTTCCGCCATAGGGAGCGTCACCACCATGATGGCCGTCTCCTGGTCGATGGTTTCGATATCGAATTCCGGCAGCTCGCTGTCAATGCCGGTTTCCTCCAGCAGCCCCCGCTCATCCAGCGTCAGCCAGGACATAAACAGCGCCATCAGGATTTTGGGATCGTACTCACGGTAGGGATAACGCTCCCACGTCAGGACGGCGTTATAGCGGATGATGGCAAGGCGATACTGCCCCAGCCCGTTATCCCGCTGTGCCGGAATGAACGTAATTTCATCCATCTGGCTGTCAAAACCCTGCATGGCACGCTTGGGCATGTTTGCAATGAGAAAATCGGTCAGTTGCTTAAGCTGGCTCATATCATGGCCACCGTAATACGTTTCAGCCCCTTGATACGCCGTACCGTCAGCGTGGATTCGGCAATCAGGCTCGAACGCGTCTCATCACTCTCCTGCCCCGGATGGCTCTCACGTCGTCCAACAGACGCAAACTCCCCCATCAGGTCAGCTTTGGCGCGGGCATATACCGCCTTGCGGTAACGGGCACACAGCAGGTTTTCCCCGTCGATTTCCACTCCCGGCACGGCCTCGGCGCTGGTGTGGCCATCGTTCTGATATTTAGCGGCGACCTTAACGAGATCGTCATTGATTTCGCCGGCTGCGGTCAGCAGCGCCTGGCGAATGGTGGCCGCGTCGATATCGGCCGGAATGGTGCGCTGGGACTGAAAATCCTTCACGCTCAGGTCTGGCCAGAAGCCATCATTCGTCAGAATGGCATCATCAAAATCAATCGAGGTTCCGCTGAACATCCTGTTTCTCCGGAAAAAAAGCGGGCTGGCCGGTTTCCACGGGCGATACGCTTATGCGATCCCCTCCACCGCGCCCGCTTTCGGGTCGGTAGCCTTATGCGCCGCGCGGTGCGGCCTGAATCTCACCTTCTTCAAACCATGCATCAGATGCGCGGCCGTCAGCAGTCTGATAGTGGATCAGATACTGGTTGCAGCTGTTGGTATATTCCGCGCGGGCTTTGATATGCCCTTCTTCGCCGCTAATGGAAACTTCAACAACCTGGCCTAACTCATGCTTAAACGACATTTCAGACTCCTGTAGTCTCTTTATCCAGCGCCCGCAGACGCGCAGCGATACGCTGCAATATCGTGCCGACACCACATTTAGGGTCGAATCCCTTCGCCTGCTCCAGCAGTTCCTTAGCCCGGAGCAATACGTCCCTGTCTTCCGTTGCTGCTGCGCGTGGTTCTCCGTTCTCATCACGCAACAGGTGCAGACCGGCAAACTTCAGGTATTTGGCCTTAATGACCTCATACACATTCCAGTGCTGCATCACGTTCTCCAGCGTACGGCCGAAATACGGCTCCACATCATGCCCCTCAACGGCTTCCGCTTCCGCCCAGGACAACACCGTATCCGCCACAAACACCGGGAACGTACTGCCGAACGCGGCCGGGGTTTCCTGCCCCAGTGCTACGGCCACGTCCGCCCATTCCAGAGCCTGGTCAAACTGGCCGGTGTCAAACAGCCAGATAACACACCAGGCAAAAACGGGATTCTGATTCGCACCGTCACCGTCAAGCCACTCCTGCGCCGTTGGCATCCAGCGCGGCAGCAGCACATCCCGCTTGAACGCCATACGTTCGGCGCGGCTCTCAATGGCCGCAGCGGCGGCCACATCTTTTTCGAGCGCCACGAGCTGAACATGCAGGCTGGTTTCCGTGTCCAGCGCCTGCTGCCGTCGCAGTAACCGCTCTGCTTCAATTCGTGCACTGTGGCGCTGTGCCGGTGACAGTTGCATCAGATTCCCCTTACTCTCCAGCCGGTGGTACGACCGGCGCACCGATAGTTACCGCACTTTCATCAAACGCGGCGTACAGTTCCGGATACTCAACCGCATAACCTTCATTACGCAGGTATTTGTTTTCGTACTGTTTACGGTCTTCCACAAACTCCGCCTTACGCTGGCGGGTGCCGCGCTGGGTGTAGATGTGCAGGTTCGGCAGCGTGGTGACAATCATACGTTTGCCCGGCATAAACGGCGGGACGTACGCTGTGCGGCCGGCGATGCTGTCAGACAGCAGCTGGGCGGCGATCTTCTCGGTCGGCTTATCCGCTTTCTGGTACAGGCGGAAAGATTCAGCCGCCACCAGGTCAGCACCAACCAGCACAACCAGACGCGGGTCATTGCGGAACTGCGCCGGGATTTTGTCGTTGATAAGGTCGGATGCCATCGCATCGAGCGACACATAATCGCCCTTGCCGTCGCCATCGAGAACAACCGCATCGGTGATGATCTGCTGACCATCCTTCCACTCTTTGACGATCTGGTGCCAGCCCCTGTTCACATCTTCGCCGTTCGGGTTTTCTTCGGCGTCCGTTGTTTCCGCAACAGACTTACCGTTAAAGCCGATACGCAGCATATCCAGCGCAAAGGACAGATTGGTAAATTCCTGCACGCGCTGGAAGAACTCACTTTCATCGCCGGCATTCGCCCAGACAGACAGCAGTTGCCAGGTCAGCGCCGCACAGGAGTCAGTTTCGACCAGCTTGTAGTCATTGCCGCTCACGCCCACTTTCTTACGAAAGCGCCCGTCCAGCACGCGCCCGGTATACAGTCCAGAACTGCCGACCGGCACGACCTGCCCCTGTAACTGATCAACATCAGCAACGGTGATCAGATTCAGAAAGTCAGACTGTTCCAGCAACGCATTGCGAAGCTGGGTCTCTTTCGGATCGGTCAGTGCAAACCAGCGGTCACTGTCAGCACCATAAGATTCATGCAGTCCGATGTTGTATTGGCGCAGAAACTGACGGGCTTTTGCATTCAATTGCATATTCTTTTTCCTTAAAGAAAATCAGCATCATCCTTACAGGAAGTTGAAGCCTTTTTTGCCCTTGCTGAACTGCTTGCTCGGCAGCTTAGTGATTTTATCGTTCAGCTTACTGAAGCCCTTCACCAGCTCAGGCAGATTGCCGACGAGACGCGCGAAATCTTCGGTATCAACCACCTCTTTCACGGTATCCACATCGTCCTGAACATCGGTCATAGCGGTTTCAATCGCACTGACACGGTCTTCCAGTGCGGCCAGCGCATCCGCCAGCGCCTGAATCGCGTCGGATGGTACCGTTTCTTCTTCTACCGTCTGCTTTGGCTCTTCAATAGAAAACAAACTACGCCATGATTTCTTTTTTCTTTACCAGACATTCCTGTCTCCCTTGAATATTCCATTACTTCATCAATAACCAGCGGGCGATAAGCCCCGGTACGTTTTTTGCTTTTACGACCGAAACGTAGACGTTCTGTTTTCAAACTGGCGGGGCTGTCCGTGACAGCCATCCCCTCCAGATAGGATTTTCCGGTACCCCGAAAATTCCCATCAGCAGTTAACTCGACAGAACTGAATAAAAGCTGTCCATCTCTGTTTGCATTAATTAAAGCCATATTCGGCAATAATTTCGCATACAGTTTCAATGTTCCATCTTCTTCATCGCGCTGAGCCATTAACTCAAGCACTTCCCCCATATTCCCGCACCACCGTTGGTGTTCAGGCCAAATTAGTGCGGTATAGAGTTTCGGGTCATATGTTTCAGCAGCATCTATAAGCCACTGTTCATCAATGTAGCGCCCATCTACTGTTTCACCCGCAGCGGCAATACAAATCCAGTTTGTTGCCAATTGCGAAACTGACATGCTGCCTCCTTTCCTGCTGCGAGTTTCAGTATCTCCAATAAAATACCTTTACGCATTCCAATTATTTCGGATGAATTCGGATATACCTGTTAACCGAATAAGGCAGAATTAATTTTCGAAATTTATGGCTGAATTGCTGAATAATTCGGATATAAACGCTTTTCAGGTTTTAACCGAAAAGACACTATTGACATAAAGGCAAGGAAGCCGATGGCGAAATACAGCGAAGAACTAAAAGGAGTGGCAAGGGCGCTATATCTGAAACGCTATACCCCGCAGGAAATAGCCAGCGAACTTAATCTACCTAATCGACGCATCGTTTATTACTGGGCGGAGAAATATCACTGGGGTGAGCTGCTCAGCCACGAATCCACGGAAGACGCGTTAAATCGTCGCGTGCAGACGCTGACATTGCGCGATGGAAAGTCGGAGCTGGAGCTGCGTGAAATAGACAGCCTCGTGGCACATCTGGTGAAGCTGCGGGCGCAGCATAACAAGCATCAGGAAAAACTGGCTGAAATCAAACTCAGAGAAGGTGATTCAGCTGCGCCGCGCCAGTCAGGCGACGGGGATAAACCACGTAAGCGCGGAAAATATAAAAAGAACGATATCAGCCATCTCACCCAGGAGGACTTTGACCGGTTCGCGCAGGAAACCCTTTTCGGGTACCAGAAGCACCTCCGTGCCAATCTTCATCAGCAAATCAGGAACATCCTCAAAAGCCGCCAGATTGGCGCGACCTGGTATTTTTCGATTGAGGCTTTTGAAAGCGCGGTCATGACCGGCGATCCGCAAATTTTTCTTTCGGCATCGAAAGCCCAGGCGGAAGTTTTCCGCAGCTATATCGTCAACATTGCAGAGCAGCATTTCGGGGTGGAACTCACCGGCAACCCCATCCGCCTGTCGAATGGTGCAGAGCTGCGCTTTCTGTCCACCAACAAAAATACCGCACAATCCTACAACGGCCACCTGTACTGCGATGAATATTTCTGGGTACCGAACTTCGCCAAACTGAACGAAGTGGCCAGTGCGATGGCCACAATAGATAAATGGCGAACCACCTACTTTTCCACACCCAGCAGCAAGACCCACCAGGCGTACCCGTTCTGGACGGGGGAGGAATGGAAACGCGGCGACAAAAAACGTGCACGAGCAGTATTCCCGACAGATAAAGAGCTGCGGGACGGAGGGCGAATCTGTCCAGATGGACAATGGCGCTACATCATCACGATGGAAGATGCGATTGCCGGTGGCTACAACCTGGCCAGCATCGAGAAGCTACGCAACCGCTACAACCGCGATACGTTCAACATGCTTTACATGTGCATGTTTGTGGACAGTAAGGACAGCGTGTTTTCGTTCTCACACGTAGAGCGCTGCTGTGTGGATCCTGCCACCTGGGAAGACCATGACGAAAACCTGCCCCGACCGTTCGGCAACCGCGAGGTGTGGGCGGGCTATGACCCGGCACGCAGCGGCGACACGTCCACCTTTGTGATTATCGCGCCTCCCGTACTGGCCGTTGAAAACTTCCGCGTACTCCGGGTCTTTCACTGGCAGGGGATGAACTGGAAGTGGCAGGCGGCACAGATTAAGAAGCTGTTTGGCCAGTACAACATGACCTACATCGGCATTGATATCACCGGGCTGGGTAGCGGTGTCTATGAAGACGTTCAGCACTTTGCCATGCGTCAGACTGTCGCTATCCGCTACGGTGTCGAGACCAAAAACCGCCTGGTGATGAAGATGATCGACGTTATCGAAGACGGCCGCGTGGAATGGGATAAGGAGCAGACGGAAATTGCCGCCAGCTTTATGACCATCCGCCGCACGTCCACGGCCAGCGGCAACGCGATGACGTTCGTTGCCGACCGTACAGCAGAAACAGGCCACGCAGACAGTTTCTGGGCTATCGCCCACGCTATCGACAATGAACCACTCAACTACGGAAACCAGCGCAAATCCCGCTGGGGAAACTTAGGGAAAGCAGCATGAAGAAACGCAAATTCCGGGAGCGCCGCAGCGCCCCAAAACCGCGTCATATGAGCCTCATCAGCCTGGGTAAACCTGAACCCATTCTGACCACCGGCACAAACTATACCGATGTCTGGTACGACAACGAGGCGGAGCACTGGACGCTGCCGATTGACAGGCTGGCGCTGGCGCAGCTGGTTAACCTGAATGCACAGCACGGCGGTGTATTGTATGCCCGCCGCAACATGGTGACGGCTAACTATGAGGATGGCGGGCTGACTCATGAGCAGCTCGGCGCGGCCGTATTCGACTGGCTGACGTTCGGTGATGTGGCCATTCTGAAAGTGCGTAACGGATGGGGGGATGTGGTGGCGCTGTATCCGCTGCCGGCGCTGTACACCCGCCAGCGTAAAACAGGCGAATTTGTCGTACTGCAGCAGGCTGAACCGATGATTTACCCGGAGGAGGATATCATTTTCCTGAAACAGTACGATCCGCAGCAGGCGGTTTATGGCCTGCCGGACTACATCAGCGGCATTCACTCTGCCCTGCTGAACGGTGAGGCGACAATCTTCCGCCGCCGCTATTATCACAACGGCGCTCACACCGGGGGCATTATTTATTCCAATGACCCGAACATGACCGACGAGGTTGAAGAAGAAATTATCAGCAAGCTGGAACAGTCAAAGGGGATCGGGAACTTCAGCACCATGTTCGTGAACATCCCGAAAGGCGATCCCGATGGCATCAAATTTATCCCGATTGGCGATATCAGCGCCAAAGATGAGTTTCAGAACATCAAGAGCATCAGCGCCCAGGACGTTCTGACCGCGCATCGCTTCCCGGCCGGACTGGCGGGGATTATCCCGACGAACGGCGCAGTGATGGGAGATATTGAGAAAGCGGCTAAAACCTACCGTAAGGCTGAAATTTTACCCATCCAGCGCATGTTTGCGGCGGCTGTCGCTAATCAGCGGGAAATTCCACAGCATTTGTACCTGAATTTCCTGAAAGACAGCGAGCTGGAAGGTGATTAATGCCCCCAAAAAGGCTAAAATATAGGCGTTTTCAGGGTCATGGAGCGCGGAATATGCGGGTACTAAAAGTAAAATGTCCGGAGTGCGGGGCAAAAGCGATCATCAAAAAGACGAATCCCAAGCACCCGCATATTTCAGATATCTACTGCGCCTGTTCAGACGTTGAATGTGGCCATACCTTTGTGCTTAACCTGACGTTCTCGCATACGTTAAGCCCCAGCGCCAAGACCGGGGACTTGATGGTACAGACGATCCTTAATTCCTTCTCGCCTGAACAGAAGCAAATGACGCTGGATTTATTGAAGGCCGGCATCGCCGCATGACGCTCAGCGTGGGGATTTTTCCCCGCGCTCACCTTCCCGGACATCAGTAATCTTTCCATTAACGACCGTATAGGTTTTCCCCGTCAGCCAGAGATCATCATTGAGGTGACGAAATACCCGACCGGCTTTCATGCGCCATTCCCTGCTGCGACGGTCAAAAAACTTTTCACTGTCCCGTTTGTAACGGGCATATCCACCTGAACGGCCGCAAACCGCACGGGCATTCCGCATGTAATGCTGAAGCCGTGCATCTTGCTCGTCGGTATAAGCCAGATATAGCTCCTGTAAATATGAATATTTAGACATTCCTTACCCCGTGGATAATGCGAATAAACGAAAATGAAGCATCAGATATTTTTATTCATCTTCTTCGTCATCAGACTGAATCCTACGACTACCGGCATCCGGCTTTGCGAAAACCCAGCACTTATAGATATCAGACATCCTTTTACCGTAGGTTTTACCAGCATTAAATTTTTTACTAACGAGACTCCTGACAGATTTAGGGCCGATAAACTTATACACCTTTCCTTCCTTCAGTTGCTCTTTAATTTCATTAAGCGGAACCCGGAAGCTCTGTTTATAGGTGGATGCGACTTCTTCAATATGATTAAAGTTAATTGCCCAGAAGTTCTCATTTTCAGAGTGGTTAACGCCATATTCTTCACGTTCATCAAGGTATTCCACCATTTCCCAGAATTCATGAACCAGCGGTTTGTCACGCTGTATGGATTTCTGACGGTCAGACGCGATGTGAAACATATAATCCCGAGTCAGAGCCAGACGTGATGCAGAAACAGGGACAACCAAAGGCAATACAGCAAGAAATGCCAGTATCTGGGAGTGACATTTGATAATGCGCTGGATCCGGATTTCCTCATGCTGGCGAAATTCGTCCTTCGCCACTTCAAACTCACGATCATACTCTTCCAGAATTTTCTTTTCGGCCAGAATCGCTTTCAGCATGAATCCAGAAACCTTTTCCATCGGCATCTTTTCAAGGCGTTCAGCCGCTCGCAACGTTTCCGGGGTTTGTCCGGATTTATCAGTATAAACATGAATAATACGTGTCTGAATCGGCTCTGATGCCTTGACCTCAGCGTTCTGAGCTATCACCACACTCCCTCTGAATGGCGGCTCATAGGTTTCATTATTATTGGCCTTTACCCCCAGTGCACGTGGCGCACGGCCGTTATAGAGCGATTTCAGCTCATCGAAATCAAAAGCCTTGTTTCTCGACGGACGACCTGATTCATCACGATCGCCTTCAATCAGGACGATAGGCAGGTTTGCCACCTGCACAAAGTTACGACCACGCGCCGCAGCTGATGATTTGGATGGGTCAAAACCTTCATATTCTTCGCGGCCGCACAGCTTCCACAGGAACTCAATAAGCGTGGATTTTCCGGTACCCGGCTCACCGTTAATCTCCAGAAAAGGAAAGCTCTTATTACGCATACGGATTTGCTCTGCAAAAAAAGAAGCGAACCAGAAGGCCAGCGCGATATATCCCTTCTCTCCAAAAGCTGTCCATAAATCGTCAAGCCATGCCGTTTCAAACTCCTGAAATTTCTCATTGAGAACCAGCGAGGGACTCAGGCTAAGGCTTTTCAGCGGCAATTTATCGATGTCAAAATAATCTTCATCGTTAATGGCATACAGCTGGCCATTGCTAACGGCAAGATTGTTAAACACCCACGAATCATGCGCCTTGTTATAGCCAATAAAATCCATCGTTTTGACTTCCTTAATAGCCAGAAGTGAACGAATAATGCGATCGAGCTGTTTTGTCGTTCCGGTAAAGAGCGCCCCCTTTGCCATATGCAGAAGGCGTTTCTTGAACTCCGCTGCACTGGTCAACTGACTGGCCGTAAAAGTACTTTTGACCGATGTCCCATCCGGCAACTTAACCCGGATGTAATACCAGGCCTCATCAGTTGGTTTCGATGTCTGGTAATAGAGTGGCTGCATAACGCAGTTCGCTATTTCTTCCAGCCCATTGGATTCACGTAACGCACGTTCCTGTAGCTTAACCTCATCAAATTCACCTTCTGTTTCCTGCAAACGTCTTAACGCTTTACTGTATTTTTCAAAATCCAGCTCAAACCAGTAAGTGCGCGAACCATAGATAAAATGAAAGCTATGCCAGCTGTTTTCGTGGTACATCTCCATCGCTTTAGCTGACGGGCTTTCTGCCAGTAACAACCTGCCATAATAGCGGTACTTCGAAAGATTTTTGTTGGAAAGACGATCACGTAAAAACAGGTCATTCCAGTCCAGAGAAGAACCGAATTCAGACGGTAAAGCCGCTGAGACTTCCCAGCCGGCATCACGGGCACGATGTGCAAATTTGACGATATGGCTGCGACCGGCCTTGTCATCATCAAATGCCCATATCAGCCGTGGACGTGGCTTATCGCCTAGTATCTCAGCCAGCATATCAAGCAGCGCCTTTGGATAGTTAACGCTGCTGAGAGTGGCCACTGCTGCCCTGCCGGCCTCATTAAGTGCGATGGCGTTAAAAATGCCTTCGGTGATCCAGATCTCTTTCTGCTCAGACAAATCCAGACCGGGGTATTCCCACCAGTAGCCGGCATAACTGCCAATGAAGTTAGCTTTTTGTTTGAATCGCTCAGGCTGGTCAATGATACGCTCCCAGTGACTGCCGTTCGCCAGCGTAAATTTGACGGTGGCACTGCCGAGCCCGTTTTTGACAAAAGTACCCTGGGTATAACAGCCAGCCAGTTTTGCGGTGTCCAGTCCCCGCGCTTCTCGCAGATAGGCTTCTGCTGTCGCATTCGGTGATTCGGGTGTGGCCTGGTACCGCTTAGACCAGTCGTCAAAAATATCCTGGTAAAGTTCCTTAACCAGAATTTCCTTGCCGCATTTATTCTCACGGCCGCACTTCAGCATCCAGGGTTTTTCTATGCTGGTAAACAGCTCTTTCTTCTGACAGGCGGGGCAAATGCCCTGTTGTAAATACTGTTCGCGCTCTTTAAATGAAAAATCATTAATTAAGCGTCTGATAACTTCCTGCTGAATGGATACGTTCATATTTAACCCAATGGAATAACTGTCATGGCAAAAAATTATATTCTGAGCTGTTTGTTATACCGCTCATGCGTCATTAATACCCACCGCTTACCGCCATCTTTACTGAGCAGACGCCAGCGCAATGAAACATTCACCTTTAAATAGTGATGGGGTTTTATAACCTGATAATTTTTTTTGCCATCATAAAATTCACTTAACAGAGTGAAAGCCTTGTTCATGACGCTTTCACTTGCATGAGAGGTCACTGTCAGCATAGTTATTTCACACTGGCTATTTTATCGAGATACATCCAGATATAAGAAACGATTTTGATATTGTGAACAGCGTGATTATAAGCGTTTCTTGTGAATGTATATGGGATGATGGCTTCCATATTCAGACCAAGAAATTTTGCCAGTTCAACCATTGTAACCACCGATTGTTCATTGCCATGTTCACAGCTCATGCCGGCGTACTTATCCAGAACATGGCGCAGAATATTACCATGCATAGAAGGACAGCCGCACCATAGTTTCGTCGCCAGTGGAGTCATGTTCTTATTAACGAAATCATAGAAGTCACACACGGCCAGCTCAATGTCCTGGCAGTCTTCAAAAAGAAGCTGGTCCCGTTCCTCAGACGGCTGCTGTAACCACCACTTGATTGCCGCAGCACTAACCGTTCCTCCATTGTTCATTGCATCGTCCAGACTAATACGACGATAAAATGTTTTCCCCACTTCTCCCGTTCCAGGATTAAAGAATATGGCAGCGATAGCCGTTACTGCTGCTGTTGGTTTATCGTCCATAGCTTCAATTTCAATCATTAAATGTTTCATGTCGGTTCCTTAACGTTGGGAAGCTGCAATAGGTTTAAGATGTGAGTTATTACTTTTTAAGGCAGAGGTCGCGAGCGACATAAGCCCGGAGATATTATTCTCAGTCGGTATATTCCCACCAAACACCATAAGCGTGATTTTGTGAAGCTCTTCAAAATCATCACTATCGTTATTAAAACGAGCAGTGGAAGTTATTCCCTCAAGACATTTCGCCAGTTGAATATTCAATTCCATTAACTGCAATCCGTCGCTGTGGACAGAGAACGTTTCTTTATCAATGGCCTTTGCCTGTGCATGATAATTTTGCAGCAGGCTACGTATGAGAGTGGCATATTTAGTTTTCATAGTTATCCTCAAAATTAAGTGAGTGATTTGTTAATGCAAATCTGGCTCGCCACTTCTTTTGAATATCATTTCTAATTTCTTAGATTTTTTCAGCCACTTAATTTTCCAGTCGTAGCGCTCAGGAGGTAAATCTCTTGTCGCCTCATACACCATTTCGCACCACTCGTTCCACAGGATGAGGAAACGCCGGGAACTCCCCGATTCACCTAAAACCTCACGTTCAGTTACAAGTGGCAACTGACGGCGATCTATCATGCGGCGAACCGCGATTTCAGTCTTGCCTGTACGCCTTGCAAACTCTTCAAAATTAATGGGTTCTGGAATTTTCCACAGCATTTTCAACTGCGCATACGTCATGTGATATTCTCCTCTATTGGTGTGCGTTAACAACCAAACACACCAAAACACAAATAATAAACCCGATTCTGGTATATATATTTGGAAAATGCAATATGAATTTGACAATTAGTGAGAAACTCAAACTTATGCGTGAAAGTGAGCGCATCATCAGCCGCCCTGAAGCAGCGGAAATGCTAGGGATTCCACCCAATGCCCTTTGGAGATACGAGACTGGGGAAGCTATACCAAAGGGAGATGTCATTATGAAAATCCTGAATCACCCCCGGTTCGAGAAATACGCACTGTGGTTTGTAACAGGAAAAATCGCCCCTGAATCCGGCCAAATAGCGCCGGCGCTCGCACACTATGGGCAAGAAAAAACCGACTCGCAGCAATCCGACCAAAAGACTGGTTAAGCATTCACCTGGCATATTTACGGTCACATGCATGCCATTCATACGCTAACAACTTAAATTCAATCTTTACAATATGTAACTACACCGGAGGGCTTCGCCATGGCGATTAAGAAGCTTGATGGTGGTCGTTATGAAGTGGATATCAGACCGCGTGGAACCTCAGGACGGAGAGTTCGACGCAAATTTAACAAGAAGGCAGATGCACTCGCCTTTGAACGATATGTTCTTGCCAATTGCCATAACAAAGAGTGGCAGGATAAACCAACAGACCAAAGACTGCTTTCCGCCATGATCGCCTTATGGTGGAGCTATCACGGAAAAAATCACAGCTATGGAGACTCGTACCGTAAGCGGCTGGAGAAAATTGACCGGGAGCTGGATAGCCCAAGGGTGCATATGCTTACACGCAACCGCCTTATGAGGTACCGGGCTGACAGACTGCAAAGCGGCGCATCAGCCGGAACGGTTAACCGGGACTTCTGCGCCATGTCCAGCATGTTCACTCTGCTGGCAGAGGTCGACGAGTTTCACACAGACAACCCCTTCCAAAGCGTGCGCAAACTGAAGCTTGAGAATAAAGAAATGTCCTTCCTGTCTTCAGATGAGGTAACGGCATTACTGAATGAACTTACAGGGGATGACAGGCGCATTGTTGTACTCTGCCTGAACACCGGTGCCCGCTGGGGTGAAGCCAGGAACCTGAAAGCAGAACATGTGATCAGCAACAAGGTGACATTTGTTAAAACGAAAACCGGACCAGCGCGGACAGTCCCTATTTCCGAGGAAGTGGCCAGCTACATACTGACCTGCAAATCAGGCCGATTATTCGAGACGAATTATACGCGCGTGCGCGACATCCTGCGCCGAGTCAAACCCGACCTCCCAAAAGGTCAGGCACTGCATGTACTGCGCCACACCTTCGCCACTCATTTTATGATTAACGGCGGCAACATCATCACCCTACAACGGATCCTGGGACATACCACCATCGAGCAAACTATGGCATATGCCCATTTCGCACCGGATTATCTCACCGATGCTATCCGTTTTAACCCGCTGAAAGGGAGTGTCCATATAATGTCCACCAAATGA